CGTTGACCCTGTTGCGATCGGGCTCCTTGCGGTCGAGCTCGAGGCCCATCAGCACCGTGCCGTCGAGGAGCTGGTCGGAGTCGGTCAGGGTCTCGATCCCGAGCGCCTGGCAGAGACCTGCGAGCCGCTCGCGCGCGATGTCTTCCGCCTTCTTGTTCGGGTTGTTGATATTCAAGCGCTCCCAGATCCGGCGACCGGCGTACTGCCCGTCAATGATCTGCAGCTCGATTTCGAGGTACTGACCGTCTCCGGCCTTGGTGCTCTTGATGTCGGTCGCGTTGATCACGCTCGGGTACTTGCCGGGCGGGATGACACCGTATGACCGCTCCTGCGGGGTGTAGCTCGTGGCGTCGAAGTTCAGGCTGGGCATCGTTTGGCTCCTAGGTTTGATGCGTTGATCAGGCGATTGCCTGGGCGAAAGCATCCCACTGCATCGGGATGGAATCAGGGAGTGCGTAGCGGTTCTTTGCCATGTACGCGGGGCGCTCGGATGTGTGCAGAAGGCGCTCGCCGGTCGAGATCCCGCGGGCGACTTCCTTGTTGAAGCCGACCTCCGACTTGCGCACGATCGTCTTGTAATTCGCGAACAGGACCGCGTCGCACCACTCGCGGATGATGCTGCTGGTCCGCTCCTGCAGCTTGGGCTGGTATCGGTCGTAGGGCTCGGTCTCGGGCGAGTCGAAGCGCTTGATCGTGGTGTGCGCGATCAGCACGACGCTCATGCCGCGGTCATTGCGCAGCGCGTTGAACCCGGCAAGGATGTCGCGCCACTTGTCGGCCGCGATGACTGCGCCCTTGCCGTATGCAAGATCCTTCGCGTCATACTTCGCCTCGATCTCGCGCACGACTGCGTTGTCGAGCCAGTCCACGCTGTCGAGCACGACGGTCCGATACGCGTGCTCTGACTCATACAGCGTGCCGATCGCCTGCATCACGTCATCGGTCTTCTCGACCAACGGGAAGTGCGCAACGTCGAGCGAGCCCAGCCCGTCCTCGGTGCAGATGAAGATCGGATCGGGGGCGCCTGCGGCGAACGTGGTCTTGCCAATGCCCTCGACACCGTAGACCAGAACGCGCGGCGCCTTCGCTGCGTGGTTCTTGCTGATGCTCTTAAGGTCGAATGCCATGATCAGTTCACCTCCGGGAAGGTGACCGACACGCCGACTTTCGCGGCTTTGGTCTCGACCGCGGGCGCGATCTGGCGCCACAGGTCAGGGCGCTCAGAGCGCAGGATCTTCAGCGCGCTCTCATCGGCTTTAATCTCGGTCTTGATCGGGCGCAGCGCCTCGGGCCATGCGGTCGTGAGAGCTTGGAGCTGCTCAACGTTGGCCTTGTACGTCAGCTTGCCGGTCAACTTCACCTTGATCCCGAGCGGCGTGGTGATCGTCTCGCTGCCTTCTTCGCGGGCCGGGTGCAGGGCCAGCATCTCTTGCTCGATCGCGACGCGCTTCTCGCGGGCGGCGTCTTCGTTCTGCTTGGCGGCTTGCCAGTGGCTTGCCAGTCGTTCGATCTCGTTCATCGTTTGCGGTTTCCGTGGTGGGTTGTGATTAGATCAATCCTACTCGCGCAGTCGAGCCTCGGCTTTGAGCGCGGCGTATGCGATGCAGTCCTCCAGGCTGTCGCGGTGGGGCACTTCGCGTTGATGGTCTCGCACGTCCTTCAGTATCTGCATGAACAGCCAGCCTTCAGACTCCGTCAGGTCGTGCCCGGTAATGCAATTGAATGCTGCGACTGCGCGGCCCATTGAGCGCTCGCCCTCGGGCGAGTCGTAGGTCGCTGCGCGCTCGCGCATGTGGCCCGCCGCAGCGGCGAGCAGTTCGGGTGCATCGGGGTGCTGCGATGGCATGGTTGCCTCCGGTGAAGTATCGATAAGATCACAGTATGGAGGAAAACGCAAATGGGTGTAGAGTGCTATCCCCAACGCCAAGCACTATAGCACGCGCTGCGACGGTGGCTTGAGGTATCCTCAAGCGGTGTCATAATGCCGAGTCGTTCCCACTTCCAAGACTGATCAAGATGCCTACGTACAACACGCTTCAACCCGCGCACCCTGTGCTCGAGCGCCTCGGCGGTCGCCGTGCCGTGGCCGACCATCTCGGGCTCTCGTTCTCTGCCGTCTGCCGCTGGTGCGCGCCGCCGCCCATCGGGACCGGCGGGCGCATTCCTGCCAAGCACTGGCTGTCGCTGATGGCTCTGGCCGAGCGGCAGGGCAAGAGGTTGTCTGTACGCGCGCTGTCTGGACTGTGATCGTGTCCGCGGTGCGGTACTACACAGACAGGGTCGCCAACGCTGACTTCCTTGCCGAAGCGTATGGCGAGCTCGGCGATCGGGTTGGCTTCGTGGCCGCGTTCGCGGGCAATCCCTTGGACGCGCCCCCCGATGTCTGGAGCGGGCGACCGTACGCGGGCCGCGAGGCGCAGGCCAGGCTGGTCAACTCGCAGACGGGGCTCAACACCTACTTCGCGGTCGCGACCTTCGCGGCGGACGAGGAGGGCGAGCTCGGGCGCACACAAGCCTGCTTCCAGCAGCTCAGGGTGCTGGTCGCGGATGATGTCCCGCATGAGGCGTATTCGCAATGCTCGTACTACATCGAGACCAGCCCGGGGAATGGGCAGGCCGGGATCTTTCTGGACGAGGACGATCCCGACACCAGCGACGCGCGGCTGATCAAGGCGGTCCTGCATCAGATGAGCGCGCAGGGGCTGATCTCGGGCAACGATCGCTCGGGCAACAATCTGGTGCGCTGGGTCCGCCTGCCGGGCGGGACCAACGGCAAGCCGCGGCCGACGGGACTGTGGGAGTGCAAGCTGCGGGTGTGGGCGCCTGGCGTGCGGTTGAGCCTGGCGGACGCGGCGATGTGCTTTGGGATCGACGTGGACTTGTTGCGCGATCAGGTCGCAGCGCCCGTCGCGTCGGCAGGGCCGACGCAGGGCGCGGGCAATGCCACGGTCGCCGAGTGGCTGACCATGCTCGTACATCCCGATCCTGCTCAACGCGCGTATCACGAATCCCTGACCCGCTGGTCTGCATCAATGGTCGCGTCCGGCATGAAGCCGGGCGCGGTGGTCGAGACCCTGCGGGGGGTGATGATGAGCGCGGCGCCTGCGGACCCGTCTGAGCGGGCTCGGTGGCAGGCGCGGTTCACCGACATTCCTCGGATCGTCGAGAGCGCGGCCAAGTACGCGCCCGCCGACAAGGCAGTCCCTGAGATTCGCCTTTCGCTCCCGGCGATGGATTCGGATTCAAGCCCGCACGGGCTGCTGCTGGATCTGGCCGCGCTTGAGGCGATGGCGGGCAAGGTGCGGTGGCTGGTCAAAGGCGCGGTGCCGGATGACTCGATTGGGATGGTGTTCGGGGCGAGCGGCACGTTTAAGTCGTTTGTGGCGCTCGACCAAGCGCTCCACGTCGCGCACGGGATACCGTGGATGGGGCGCAAGACCAGGCAGGGGACCGTGGTCTACGTGGCCGCGGAGGGCGGGGCGGGCATTCATCGGCGCGTGGCTGCGTGGCATCAGCGGCACGGGCTCGAGCTCGCGACGAACTTCTTCGTCTGCATCACGCCGCTGATCCTGTCGATGTCCGAGCACGTCGAGTTCCTGGCCGCGCAGATCGAGGCGCTGCCGGAGCGGCCTGCGCTGGTCGTGGTCGACACGCTGAGCCAGACCTTCGCGGGCGATGAGAACAGTGCGTCGGACATCAGCAGCTACCTGCGGATGGCGAACGCGTCGATCCGGGCGAAGTTCAACTGCTGCGTGCAGATCATCCACCACTCGGGGCACGCGGCGACTGAGCGACCGCGGGGGAGCTCTGCGATCACGGCCAACGTGGACTTCATGCTTGGCATGTTCAAGCCGGACGCGGAGTCGATGTTCGCGCGGATGGAGACCGTGAAGCAGAAGGACGGGGAGAAGCTGAGCAGCCAGACCTTCGCGCTGGCGAGCGAGGTGTTGGGCACTGACGAGGACGGCGAGCAGATCACGTCGCTGGTCGCGTGCTACTCGGACGCAGCGGGCGAGGTGCTGAGATCGCATGCGGCCAAGCTCGGGCAGTACGAGCAGGTGATCGTCGCCGTGCTCGAGGGGCTGGGCGGGATGACGATCGAGGCAGAGCTGCGCCGGGCGTTCTACAAGTCCCTTGAGAAGCAGGGCAAGGAGGTGAACGCGGACACGGCGAGGAAAGCTTTCACGCGGGCGCTGGGCGGGTTGCAGAAGCAGGGGACGTTGCAGGTGAACTCAGCGGGCAGGGTGGCGTTGCAGCGGGCGAGTGATTGAGAAAATCTTCACTTTCTGCGTTTTTCTTGACCTGGGTCAATTTTTTCTGCGTTTGGGTGATGCAACATCAAGTCCTCAACAACGCAACGCAAACAACGCAAAGGACGCAAACCATGAACAAAATCACCCGCCCCGACCCTGAGCAGTACAGCGATTTCGATGACTATTGCGACGCTCTGCGTAACCTTAAGTCTTTGACCCCTGTGGAGTACTCATGCCTGCTTCAACAGGATCTGTACTGGTGCGAAGAACATCACCACGAGACGGTCACCCAGTACCGCAGCGAGTGCGCCATGTTCGGCGACGCGGGCCCCGGTCAGGGCTTGGACGTTGCAAACGGTGCGCGCCGCCTGAGCGAACTTCGCGCAAAGCTCGCCCGCGTCCGGCGGGTCATCGCCAACAGCCAGCAGTAATTACACACAGGGCGCCTACGGGCGCCCGTTCTTACGCAAAGGATGCAAACCATGACCCGCGAACAGACTGCAGCCAAGTTCAATGTTTACTTCGACGACCTCCGCGCCGAAAACGAGCGCGACGGCGCGCGCGTCTCGAGGCGCGATGAGTGGACGCGCTTTGTCGAGCACGCGATCGACCAAGGCGACTTGCCCGCCAGCGCGGTCAACTGGGCCTGCCCGCGGCGATGAGCGCGCCCCGCCCGTACAAAGTCCCCCGCACGTGGCCGTTCCCGGGCCCGCGTGCGGTGGCACCGGCGCCGCGCAAGCCGCGCAAACCGAAGATGACGTACACGTACAATCCTGAACGCAACGAGGAGGCAGCATGATCGACTACATCACACCCGCGCAGCGCCTGATGCATACCGTGCAACGCGGCAACTGCCGCACGCTGGCCGAGGCCAACGCGTACCTCGACCGGTATCGCCTGAGCGTGCTGCGGCACGGCTACACGCCGACGCCCGCGTGCAAGACCGACGTCGCTGCGACTTGGGCGCGGAAAGTGTGGCGCGAGGGCTGAGATGGATGAGGCCGACGCAGCAGATCTGACCCAGCAGCAGGCGCTCACCGTCGCGCTCAGCAAGCGGCATGCGACGCTCCCGGCGTGCGGCTCCTGCTACTTCTGCGCCGAGCCCGTCAATGACGGCAGGCGCTTCTGCGATGCCGACTGCGCGGCCGATTGGGAACGCGCCGAAGCCGCGCGCAGGCGGGAGGGCGGGCGATGAGCGATCGATACCTCGCGGGCCAGGCCGAGTGGCGGGATCCCAAAGCAGACGCGCCGCCGACCGCGACCAAGCTGCTGCTGATGAACCCGAGCGGCATCGCCGTGTTCGGGCACTTTGATCCGCGCTGGTGCGTGGCGTGGGCGCCGCTGCCGCGCAAGCCTGAGTGGCTGAAGGACAAACTGAGTGAAAGGGCAAGCAATGAGTGAGCAGGAGCACCGCGCGAAGCGCGGCAGCAAGGCAGAGGAGTTCAAGCAACTGCATGAGGACGTGGCGCAGTTCCTCGAGGACTACCGCGAGCTCCGCGGCGCGGCGATCGCGCTGGTCGAGCGCAAGGGCAACTACCAGTGCGAGTACTACCGCAGGCTGATGCGCGCGCTGGGCGGGTACGGGGCGAACGCGGAGGAGTCAGCATGATCAGCACAGAGAACATCGGGCCGGTGCAGGCAGGGATCCCGCTGCCGCCCAAGCCTGGCGCAAAGTCGGCGCCTGTCCGCGCGGCGATCGAGGAGCTCGAGGTCGGCGAGTCGCGGCTGTTCAGCGGCGTGTCGAGCCGCAAGCTGCAATACACGGCATCGACCGTGCGCAAAATTTTGGGCCGCGCGTTCGCGGTCCGGCAGATCGGGGATGTCGTGCGGGTGTGGAGGACGCGATGAGCGAGCAACCTGAAGCGTTGCGGCTGGCTGACGAGCTTGACGACCTCAATGCCGGTCGAAACTACGACACACCTTTGACAGAAGCCGCCGCCGAACTGCGCCGGTTGCATGGCGAGGTCGCCGCAATGAACCAGCGAGCCGATGAGATACACAAGTGGTACGACGTTCTTCTTGACCGCGCAGAGCAGGCCGAAGCCGAGGTCGAGAGGCTGCGGGCATTGCTGATTCGGTACCGCACCGAGACGCCACTCGGTCATCAGCCGCACATGATTGCGCACGAAGTGGACGCCGCACTGAAGGAGCCTAAATGACCGAGCAGATCAAGCTGCCGCCCGACCTGTTAGCGGTGACGCTGGTGCGCGAAGGCGTCAACAAGCACCGGGCGCGCGACATCGAGCAGTGGATGAACGAGAAGATGGCGCTTGCCGTCGAGCAGAACACCGCCGAACTCCGTGCCGAGGTCGAGAGGCTGCGGGAGGCGTTGGACGCCACAAGAGATTACCTATACGACCGCAGCAGCCTAAGCCCAGTCGACCTTGATGAAATGTACGTTGCCGCCGGTGGCGCGAGGGAGACGAAGTGATCGCGCCGATCAAGTGGAGCAATGCCCCCGACCGCACATCGTGGGGAGCCAGTATGCGGGTGGCCGACATCGAGATTGACAAGGATCACACCCTGACCCTGTTCTGCGAAGCCAGC